GCGTATATGTCAGTGAGTAGGACGTTCATTGTTTGCCTTAATTTGAATCATTACTTTCTCGTACTGCTTTGCCTTAATTATCCGCTTTCCAGTATCCGTAAGGCGTAGCGCCTCGGTGAAGTTGAGTATTTCGACTGTCATAAATTTGCATTTTCCATTGAAATAAACCGAACCACATCCACAAAATTCGCCCGCTTCATTGCTTCGACGGCACTTTTACCCGCTTCGACATACCAACCCCTTTCAAGGAGTTTGAGGTAGATTTGCCGGTGTCCGATTTGCTCAAATACTTGTTCGCTGTGGGCAATTGCCGCGTTAAACGCTTCTTGTTCGGATTGCCTCGCTTTGCTATCCTTGCTACGAGGTCTAAAGCGTGGTTGGTTAAAGTACCAATGGCAGCGCCCGTCACCTCGCAAGGCCTCATCAAACTTGCTAAAAAAAAATCTACATCCAAAGCAGTGCCAGCGTCAACTCCGTTTCCGCCGTGAATATCGGCGAAGTATTCGGTCCTGGCATTTATGAAGTTTTCGACTTCGCTTTCACCATACGGCAACCGTTCACCATCTTTCAGTGCCAGCACGGACAACAGGTTAAGGTAGTACGTGTACAACCCTGACCCGTCCGGGTCTTGCGTCGTTTCAACCATGCGCTTAGCGATGCGCCGTATTTCGTAGGCTTCAATCATTTGCCCCGTTTCGACAACCGGCAATAATGGCAGGGCCGAAAGTGTTTGAACGCCGATAATCGGCACAGTGTACCGCTCCCCTTTGTAGTCGAAATAACAATCTTGCGGCGTCCGTATTCGCGCCTGAAACGTGCCTACCAAGTTGGCTATCCACACATATAGCGATTGCAGCCCGCCGGATGGAATGTCGTCCGTGTTTCCGTAGTGGGCATCTAATACGCTATTCAGCGGAACGCCGAAAAATTCACCGACACACTTTGCCAGCACCCGCGCTACGTTGATCTCTCCGGCCTCTAATTTCTCTTTGTCGTGTAGCGGCTCCTCTGCCTTAACGAAGTCGATATACCGATTCAACGGCACCTCATACAACGAACGGTACATCGGCAGTTCTGCGATGATTGTACCGTCCGGCTTTTTCAATTGTATTTTGTCGCGTACGTCGGTCATTTCTTACGCTGTTTCAACATTGCCGCCTTTTGTGCGCCGCTGTCGGGCATTTCGTCTTCCGTTACGCCCAGGCCAATGAGCGCCGCCGTGATCCGGCCTTCGCCGAACATTTCCAAGATTGCGCGGGGCTTCATAACGGCGATAGTTTCGAGGTCGCTGTCTGAAATTGGCGCATCATCCCCCGCAACAGGATTTTGACTTTTTGGCTTTTCGCGCCGTTGCCGGGGCGATTGGTGTTCTTGCACTTCTTCCAGGGGGAGCAACACCTCCACGGCGTTGGGCTTTGGGGCTAACTTCTCCCCCAATTTGGCTTCGGGGGATTTAGGGTGTACGAATTTGCGAAGGCTGCTTTCGGATACCGGCGCTGGTGTCGGCTGTTTCGATGCGATGTTCTTTGCCCGGCGCTTTTCATTGGCGGCGTTGACGCCCGCCGTTGCCCAATGCCGTTGCATCCATACGGCTAATTCACGCGCTAATGGATGATTCGGCCCGCCACTCAACCCAATTGCATAGTCATATACCTGTGCAATGTGTTCGAGGGATTCTTCTTTTGTTAGTGCCATGTTGTTTGTTTTACCCGGCCCGCATTTGACGGGCGCGACGTTGTTTCTGTTGTGGTAGGTCAAATATTGCCCGCATCGAAAAACAGTCTGCTAAGTCAGGGCTTCGCCCGATGCGGTCTTTAATTTCTTCTTTTGGAATTATCTGGTACTTGCCCCCGTCCGGTAGGTCTTTTCGCCGGATTGCGCGCAATTCCTGTGCAAGTACGCTTTGCAAATGTACGCTTTTTGTAGAAAAACCAGCCTCACAATCATTGACCTTTTGCGCGGCGAAGTGGTACGCCTGTGCCCGAAGGTTTCGGAATGCCGGTTTTGGCATCAACTTCTTTTGCAGGTCGCTTTTGTCGTCGTTATCTTCGATGGGTGAATTTGCCCCCACAAACGGCATAGCGGAGCGAAGGAACCCGCGAAGCCCGATACCAACACCCCCGGCATCAAACGCGCAACGCTGTCCAGGTATGCCATACTCGGACGCAACGTTTTGTATTTGCCGCACCACTACGTCTCCCTCGCTTTTTGCCAGCAAACGAACGTCGATCACGTTCCAGCCCTCCCATACCATTATCACGAATTGGTCAACGCCTGAAAAGGCAACGTCGGCAGTCAGGTATCGCGTCGGGCTTTTTGGTAAAAATGTGCCGTTGGTAAACAGGTCCTCAATTGAATCATCCCGAAATAGCCGCGTCGCCATGTCATCAAGGCTGCCCCATTCCCCCATGCCGTAAATGGCGTATTCATCCGGGTTTGTCCGTTTCAGTATTTCGTATTGGTCGTGCGTTTCTTTCGGTAGGAAGTGGTTATCCCGGTACGTTGTTTTCAGGGCGAAAACGTCGAACTCATTACCGGCAAAGAAAAGGCGATGAATCCAATTTTCTTTTGCAACCGGGTTAAAGGTGAGGTAAATGTGATTGCTTGCTTTGTTGCACCTCAAACGCCTGTCCAATTCGGTAAAGTCTGTTTCGGTAACGCTGCCCCGGCGGTCTATCGGCTCCTCAATCCAAATGTCTGTCAGGTCAGGGATTGACTTCAATTTGTCCACATCATCCAACCCGCCCGACATTAGGATATTTCCGTTAAGCAGGCAGGTTATATCCATATCGGATTTGTTGACCTTAAAAAACTGGTCAAACCTGTAACGCCGTATTAAATCCTGAAAAAGGGCGAATTGTGAATCGCGTACCGTGACCTGGTATTTCCGGCAAAACAACCCTCTGAAATAAGGTTGCCGCATGGCCTTCAAAAGTAGTTCCGTTGCCGTGACATCGCTTTTCCCGCTTGCACTGCCGCCGTAGCGGATTTGTATGCGTTCAGGTCGGTATAGGTGAGGAAGATAAACGTCATTTATTGCAACAGGGTAGCCGCCGCCAGATATTATACCGGCAATTAGTTTTGAATCGGCAAGCGCCCGGCTTGCTCTAATCCTACTTATTTCCGGTAGCGTCTGCGTTGCCCCCATTTAGAATTTGCTGCATGGCGTCTAATTGTTCGTCTGTCAACTCCCGATCATTTACCGTAACGTTTTGCATGGTAACGTCTACGTTTTGCCGTGACTTCCCATGAGCCCGGTCTAACATCTCCCGCAATATGTCCAGCGACTTTTTCCCTAACAACTCCTTTGCCGCCAACCGAACTACCATCGGCATGTCGTTTGTCTCATCTTCGACTTTGCCGGAAATATCCTTTACGTCGAGTAGGTGCAATGCAAGCACATACTGAAACGCCTCTTTCACTGCTTCGGGCGTTGCCTGTTCAATTCCGCGCTCCTTCCATTCCTTTGCAAGTTGGGAAAATACGCGGGCTTTACGGCCCCTGTTGGGGGGTTGGTTGGTGCTGGAAAACGTGTTGCCGTCTGCGCCTGTTATGTTCTTATTACCTCCTGGCATCTCGTAGTTTGCTCGTAGTTTTCAGTATTTTATTTTGCTCAACCATTGTAGCCAAATTTGGTGCCCAATTTGCGCCGTCATTACCGGCGGCACGGACATACCGATTAGGTAGCCAGGTTCAATGTCTTTGAAATTGTAGTCGATGGGATAGGTGCCTATTTTTTTTAATTCAGGCCTTGACAAGTGCCTGCACTCTGAATATAAAATATTTTGATGGTAATTAGCAGCAGTCAACGTCAAACATATTTCATTATCTTTTATCAACTTATGCCCAAAATAATTTTGCTTCCCCTCTTGTCTTAAGCATATTTGCCCAAGATCATTGTCTGAAATAATCCTACTATTCCATAACTTTTTTTGCTTTGGCTCAACATCTTTGCCATTTTCAAATTCCTTAATACCCCCAAACGTCACCGCCTTCTCATCAAACCTCAAAACCAATTCCGGCAGTTTAATATCACTCCTTAGCCCGATAAAAAACACCCGCTCCCGCTTTTGCGGAACTCCCATACTGGCAGCGTTCAACAAAAACACTTGCACCCGGTATCCGGCGGCTTGCATCCTTGCAACAATCTGCTTTGAGTAATATTTTGCGTTCCCCTGAATTATACCCTTCACATTTTCCAAAAGGCAAACTTTCGGTTTCAACTTCGCAATGGTGTCAACGTAAACAAACACCAGATCGTCAAGGGTCTGCTTTGCCTGCCCTTCGCGGAATACCTTTTTCTTGCCCCATGCACCCTCCCGACTTCCGGCCATGCTGAACGTTGAACAGGGCGGTGAGCCGTCCAATAAATCCAGGTCGTAAAGTTCCGGCGGCAAATCCTGCCTTTGATTAAACAGCCGTATATCTTCGACAAACAAGTGTTTTGGCTTGTGGTTTTCCCGGTAAACGTCGGCAACTTTCGGATCAATTTCAACACCGCCCAAATGATCGTACCCGGCCAATTTGTACCCCATCGTTGAACCGCCGCCACAAATGAAAGTGCCAAACACTTTACAGGCGTTTGGCTTTATTCCTTTTGCCGGGTATCCATCCGACAAATTCCACTTATACGGGAACTTGTGTTCTTGCATTTTCGAGCAGGGTTAAAAGTGCCGCTTCCGGCGTTTCGGCAATTTCTTCCAAAGCGGCCTTTACTTCAAAGTATTGTTCCGGCTGAAATTTGAAACTCAACACCATTACGTCGGTCATTGCGTCCGTGTCGATCTCTTTGTTTTTTTCGCTGTAATCCGGCGTATCGAACCCCGGCACATCTACGCCCCAATCCGACAACTCATCCGCATCCCATTGGTTTGCCAGCATATCCCAATCGTGCTCCCCCATCTCTACATTATCAGCAATGATAAAGCGCCGGATTTCGTCGTCTGTCATGTCCGAACCGTCAACAATCCAATTTTCCGGCACTGCCTGTTTTTCGCGCAATATCTCCCAGCGGGCAAAAGTTTCTTCGTTTCCGTTTAGCAGTTCTGTTAGTTCTGATTCAGGCATTTTCAAAATATCCAGAATTGCCCGCCAACGCTGATTACCTCCCAGGATCATTTTTGTGCCGTCAACGACAATGCCGCGCTTATCCAACATCTTCGGAAACTGCGCAACCGACCGCACCAATACGCGGTACTTTTCATCCCGGATGATGCGCGGGTTGGCCGGGTTAAGGCGTATTTCAGATGTTTTCCTAAATTTCGTCACGGCCTACCGGGTTTGCCCCTGTTGTGCTGATCGGGTTGTATACGGTAAAGTTGGCGTAAAAATCCGCTTCGCTCGTTACGATGAACGGCGGCGCATTGGTTGACCCGCCTACCTTTTCGAGATTAAGCAAGTCGGTATCGCTGGCAAGTGGAATACCCGCCGGGTTGTTGCCGCTCTTTGCCCGGTAGGTAATGCGATACGTTCCTTTTGTTTTCGTGGAGCGGTAAAGCGGCTCGGCTGCTTTCTTGGTTGGTTGTGCCATGATGCTATTTTTTAAAACGCATGCCGTATTTGCGTACAAACCCGTATGCCAGCAGGGCGAACATCGATACGATCATAATTCCGGTTGTAGTACTCATATATTGCAAAAACCGGGCCTAATGATACCCGGCGCTACAAATGTACGAATTTTACCGGAAAATATAAAACATGGGAAAATGGTACTGGTGTGACATACACTACGCCTGTTTTGGCTTTTCGATTCTCAACGGCGTTATAAACGATGCTGCCCCGATATTTTCATGGGCAAAAGGTAAGCCTGCCGAATCTGTAAAAAAGTGGCTTACCGAAAAGCGGGCCGTTGTGGTGGAGTTGAAATAAAAAAAGCCGCCCCGGCATTTCGTCGGTAGCGGCCCCTCTCAACTGTGGTGAAATTTATCTTTAAACCCGGCGCGCTTTCCCATCCTTGCCTGGTTAGTTTCACGCGCCGGGAACAAAACGAAATGCGCTGCAAAGATAACTGTTGTTTCCCGAAAATGCCGCTAAACGCGGCAATGGCGGGAAACTTTGAGTTAGCCGAAATTAGAAAA